CCTCTCTGCTACCGAACATTTGAACTATTTTTATAAGTAACACGTCAACGTGTTAACCGACTCGACTCTTAGAACACCTATAAAATCAAGTGTTTTGATATGGTTGACAATAGGTAACACGTTGACGCAAATAGGGTATGTGTTTTTTATAGACCCCCCTTATACCCTTCCTTATACCTTAGGGTAGGTAGGTATATTTCAACCAACTATATATATTTAACGTGTTAAACGTGTTACTTAATATATTTATACCCATTTTCTTTCGATGATATCTGACCAAAATCGGGTAACACGTTTTTCGGATTTACGTGTGACCTGCGTGTTACACCGGTTACTAAAAATTAATTAGAGATTATAATAACGCGGCATACTTTCCCCTGGTATTTGGTAAGTCTGGAGCTTCTACTCCATCCATCAGCACCTGTGGACGTTTCTATTTTCTTTTCCGTGGCAAATTCTTTAATCATTTTCTCGTAGCTGATACCTTCCTTGTCCATTGCCTCACGCAACGCGTTAGGGAATACGTGGGTCCTTCCTCCTCGGATAAACCCATAGAGGGGCGAAACGGTTTTCTGCATGCTGCTATAACTTTCGTTATCGAAATGGGCTGTATTGGCAGCCATCCAGTTTTGAACAAAATCCCACGCACGGTCTGTATCGGAAATTTCATGGATCGTCGGAAGGGATTTAAATACTTCTCCACCCATATACTCCGCCTGTGATAAAGCTGTCTGGAGATCCATACGCCACAACCACATTCCTGCAAGCACGTCAGCCGTCGTAATAAGCGCTACAGCGTCTATATGGACAGGGCTGTAATCGGCATACCGCGTAGATAGGTCCTGCCGGATACGGTTCCACACCTCGCCAGCCACTGGTCGGTTTGCAAGCAGCGCTTTAATGTACAGAGAACCCGCTAATCCATAACTGTCCATTTGATGAACCTGTTTAGCAAGTCCATCCGGAAGAACAGGATATGTATTGATTTCAAGGATTCGGTTCTTAACGCCGCGGACGGAATTTTCCCGGGTAAGCGGTTCTTCCCCGTTGGCCATACCGACGGTTCGCCAGTAGGCAGTCTTCTGCAGGCCCGTCTTGCTGGCGCGTCCCTTGCCTTTACCGCCTTCCAGCATGTAGACTACATATTCCAAATAATCCTGCTTGTCACGCCCCTGGCCTGCGACCTGCCGCTCGTTAATGGCCACAGGAAAATCAGAGAGCAGGGATAGGCGGCGTTCCAATCCGGCCTTGGTCGTGAGGAAACTGGTCATCATCCGGTCAGGATTCCCCCATACGCTCATGGCCATTTTCATGGCAGCCGTCTTCCCGCCGCCTGACGTACCCCAAAAATACAGAAGGAAATTCCGCTGGCGGAACAATCCCAGTAAAGGCGCCGCGAAGGATGCTGCCATAAGGAACCGGGCGAAGGTATATTTCCGGATTTCCCCGGCCAGCTGATACCAGCGTGACAATTCTCCGGCCGCCTGCATGGCTTCCGTAATATCCCCCTCGTCATCCATTTCAATCCGATAATCTGTATTAGACGGAAGGATAAATTCTTCACAATGCTTACGCCATCCCAGGCGGGATACGCTGTAGCACAAAGGGATTCTGTCTTGGTTCATGGCTTCCATTTGCTGTAAGTATTTCACAAGGTACTTGGCCGTTTCCGATGAAATATTAAGTCCCCAATCAGACAACTTGACGATGCTTCGGCTGGAAAATACGGTCGACCGCGGCTGTACCGTCCAGCGCCATTGGTTATAATATTTGAAGCATATTTCGACCTTTTCAGTATCTGTATCCATGTTATACAGCCGTGACGTCAGAACTACCGGAACGCCTGAGGCTGGATTTCTGATCACATCCCCGTCCATCCGTTCGCGGTATTCACACACACCGGTAGCGTCCACAGAAAAACCGGCAGGTATCCGAAGGTCTATCGGACAATCAGGAATGAGTGATTTTGTCGTTTTAGGGGCTTTAAATGTTCCTTGAGATGTAGATATCCTTTCCGTAGATGAGGACTCAACGTGAAAGCTTTTCCGGCGTTCCTCGGCAATGATTTTGGATAAGTCGTTAAGATTGATATGTCCTTTAAATCTTGCCTTGTGTTTTTGGAATTCCAAAGGCGCCTCTTTCTGAAGCAGAGCAAGCGCTCCAATAACTTCAGGGGTAAAAACCGTTTCAGGGTTTGGTGTCGTCACGGCCCGCAATGTGGCCATAGCACGGGGCACATTAGCCAGTGCCCATCCGGATGGACATTTAACAGGGCAGTTTTCACAATGTTTAAAGCCGAGCGTTTTCTGTATATACTCACATGTACGAGGGCTCATATTAGAAAGGACTTCCGCAATCTTGGCATCAGTTTTTTCTGCGCTGTATCGTTTATGATCAGCTTTGGATAGTTCATGACATGCCGCCGGTCCGTCAGAAGCTCTCGCCAGATTAGAAAGAGCTGCAACCCATTCATCATAAGTGATAGTATCTGCATCCAGTTCGCAATGCTGCAGAAATTTACAATTAGACAGCATCATGAAAGAGTTGCCATCCGTTTGGCGTCGTTCAAAGCCTTGCTTGCGATCAGAAAGCAATTGAGGTGTTTCGACCTGTAAAGATGCAAAATCTTCATAACGGTAACGGAGATCCGCGTATTCAATCACTTCACAAAGCATCGGATTTTCAGGATCCTTAAAATTCCACGTATAAGGCACCCTGAGGATACGTGATAAATCAGCCGTCGCGTCAATTTTCCAGCCGTTGGCCACCGCATTATTCCTTATAATTTGCTGGAGCTTGCGGACAGCATTGATGACTTCCGCCCGATTTTCGTCATTGATTATAACGGGGTCTTTAAGCAGCCAGTAAGCATGAAGCCCGTGCCCGGAAGACACAATGATAGACGGTGGGTACTTTTCCGGTAGTAACCCCATTGCTTCATCAACGGATTTCGGAAGATTTCCCGCTTTATGTGCTGCAGAATCCACGATATCAATATCTACCCAGAGGCAGGCAATAGATGTAACATTCTGTTGCTTAGCGCGAAGATCAGCAGGAAGAGGATCGGCCGTTGTCCCCAAAGAAAAATAGACATCCTTCCGCATGCCGGAAAGCATTCGTGCCATGTTCCATATTTTTTTAGAAACTCCGGGGTCCAATAGGTATGAATGAGTTGTCTTGTCCTGTTTTGTCCAAAGATACACATATCCATGGCACCCTTTGTATATCTCTTCAAAAAAATCAAGTTCCGTCATAGCTGTTTACCGGAAAGAATCTGTTCTGCATCTTCACAGGACCGGGCGATTCCCGCGCGGGCTCCCCGCTCCTGCAAATAGTCAAGCATGTTCCGCTGTACCGGGCGCACCTTTCCGTCCGGTTTCTTGATTTCAATTCCGCAAAAGACTGCTATTTCCTTCCCAACCATACCAGGAGTAACAGTAATTGTACGGAAACCAAATAAATCGGGAAATCCCGCCGGTAAGCCCGTAGAAAATCTCCGGGCTCCGTAAATGGTCACTGATCTTGCGCTGCTTTTATGTACAGTTCCCGTCCATCCGCTGCCTACATTAGCGCGAAACATAGTTCCCAGCTTGTTTTCTGATATATGTAAACGAATTAAATTCTGTAATTCATGCTCAGTCATCATAATCACCTCTATTTATTGAAACTAAACGGATTGCCGGATCCCTTTGATTTCCATCATCTTTCGTACCCAGCCAAATTTATAGCCCCGCCGGAGAGCGATATCTTCCAAATCCTGCCGACTTCTGGCCCGTCCGACTTCTTGACGCTTCCGCTTTTTCTCCAGCAGTTCCAGGCTGTCAATTTTCGCCAGCGTTCCCGCTTCTTCTTTTACTTCCCTCTCGGCCACAGGCGGCACATATCCGCAGTAAGGGCAGGTACGCTGTGCCGTCATCCACACCTGATAACATTTCGGACACTGATGCATAGATATTTCCCGTATCCGTTTCTTTTTAGGTTTACTGTCCAGCGTCCATTCCTGCAGCGCATTAGGAAGGCCATGACGGAAACAGTTTCCCACATGGTCAATAATAACGGCCACCTTGGAAGGATTATCAGGATCGGGACGAAGCGGACGCATAGACTGCTGGATAAACAGTGTCAGGGACGCTGTCGGCCGCGCCAGAATCACCGCTTCCATCCCCGGTACGTCAAACCCTTCTCCCAAAAGATCCACATTGCATAGAACACGGAGTTTTTTGCGGCGGAAATCGGAAATAATCCTGTCCCTTTCCGCCTTGTGTGTTTCTCCGTCCACATGGGCTGCGGATATCCCGGCCGCCCGGAATTTTGCCGCCGTGTGCTCACTGTGCTTACGAGACACGCAGTAACAGACCGTCTGCCGGCCGTCTGCCAGCTTTTGGTAATTAGCAACAATATCCCCCACGAGGGCATCATCGTCTACAGCACGTTCCAATTCGGACTTCACATAATCTCCGAATTGAATACGTACTGATTTAATATCCGCCTTGGATGGCGGCGCATAATAGTTATATTTGGACAGATTCCCCCATTGGATCAGCTCATCTACAGACGGTCCCATAACAAGAGATTGAAAAATATCTCCCAGTCCCTTGCCGTCAAGCCTTGCAGGTGTAGCCGTCACACCAAGCGTCATCGCCTGAGGGAATGCCTCCATGATTTTCTTCCACGTTCCTGCTGTCGCATGGTGTGCCTCATCAATAATGATGAAATCAGGCGACGGAATACGGGATAGCCGTCGCGCCACCGTTTGGACGGAACCAATCTGCACGGATGACTCATAATCAGCAGGTACACCGGCAGAAATGATACCGTGCCGGATATTCATTGCTGTAAAAGTGCGGTCAGACTGGTCGATGAGTTCCCGGCGGTGAACCAGGAACAGTACCCGTTTATTAACCAGTGCCGTTTTTCCCGCCATCCAGCCAACTACAACAGTTTTTCCTGCCCCGCATGGGGCGACGGCACAGACACGCTGAATGCCCGAAGAAAAATCTGCGGCAATCCGGCTGATCAGATCCGTCTGGTAACTCCGCAGATTAAACATAGTATTAGGCCTCCCACGGAGCGGTGCCCGGGACAGCAATATTCATGCCCGGCAGCGTCTGTGGTGCTGCTGTCTGTACAGGCGGTACGGTAGCTGCCGGCTGCCGCGGGGCAGAATAGCCCGCCGCCGTCCCCATCTGCGGTACGGCAGCAGGTTGCGGCGCCGATTGTTCCTGATCTGCCCTTGTTTCCACAAATTCAATTCCTGTTAAAACTGCCTGCAGGCTGGCTCGTGGCTGCCCCGACTGATCAGCATACGCTCTTGCTTCAATGTTTCGCACATGACAGACAATACGATTCCCTTTTTGAAAATATTGTTGAATGACATTGCCCTGTTTTCCGAAAACAGAGATGTTGATAAATTGGGTAATACGATTTCCGTCCTGATCCTTGCGTCCCGTTTCTACCGCCATGGAAAATCGTACATACGATTCTCCTCCGTTAGACGGCTGCATTCGTTCTGGATCTCTGGCAAGTCTACCGTACAGTGTTGCTGTAATCATAATTTTTCTCCTTTCTTAGAATGGGATTTCATCTTTTTCTAAAAGCGGTTCTCCTGGAAGAATTTCCGCGATTTTAGTTTGTTTCTGTTCAATTAAATAATTTGTAATTTCTCTATCCGCCGCCTCCCAGTCCGTTTCCTGCGCTTTGGCTGCTGTGGCGTCTTTTCCGTAAATGGTCTGCATCCGGGCAGTCATATAAGTGTCCAGCGGTTGTGTTTTATCCCAGCCGAGTTGTTTCCAGATCCGTTCCAGACGCTGGCGGTGTGTTTTGTCTTGCTGTTTGCCGGCAGCAGCGTTTACAGGAATTTGATTAACTGCCGTCGTTGCGGCCTGACGGATAACAGGCGCGGGTTCCGTAACCGGAGCACCTGCATTAAGCCACTGCAGGAGCGCTTTGCCGCAATCAGCCGTAGGTGTAAAATACTGCCCATCGAACAGCTTTGTCCTGTCCTTACTGACCGTAGCTGTATGGTTCTGCGATAAATCAAAGACAGTGGTAAATTCGTACTCAATCCCGTCACGCTGAATAGGTGCCATGCCGACCTTCTGGATCTGTTTCCTTCCATTTACATCGGTCTGTATATATTCCGTCTTGCTTCGCATGGTGACAATAACGTGGAGTGGCGTATGCAGCATGGTCTCTACCAACTGGTTGTGAAGCGGCGTAATTTCACGCCATGCCGCCCAGCTGTTTCCTTTGTACTTGCTGTCTGCCGCTTTCCCCTGCTGGTCAAGCAGGCCGCCTTCTCCGCTCCATGCGTGAGATAAACTATCAATGATGATAAGCTCAAATCCTGCTGCTTCTGCCGCGTGGATTGCTTCAATATATTTCTGCGGACTGTACGGCGGATTAATCGTCACCGTAGAATATCCGCCCAGATCGGCATACAGATCTGCAGATCCTGATTCTGTGTCAATAACAGCCACCTTTTCCAAAGGAACAATACCTGATGCAATCAGAAGTGCCGAATATGTTTTCCCCGCTCCTGACGGACCCGCAATAGCCAGCCTGAGCTTGGCTTTGGATCGATGTGCTTTTTTAAATTCAATCGCCATGGTTATATCTCCTTTATATCGGAATTCCATCGAATCTGCGGCGGAAGACTGCTTAATGCGTTTTCTACTGCCTGATAGTCAAATGAACTGTTAAGTGTGATTGTGACCGTCATTACCTTAGGCCATGACACACCGGGTTCAACCTGCGGTATCGGTACTACAGGAGGCTTAGCCGCCGGCAAGGATACCTGCCTTGCATTCTCATCCATTTCATGGCGGCGCAGCGCTTCTTCATTGATTGTGTTTTTTATAATTTCGGCTGATGTGTCCAGCAGCTCGTCTGTCAGGAAATCTTCTGTAATGGGTGTTGCCAAGGCATAGTCTCTATTGGCTTTTTCTATCTGTAGAAGTGCCAGTTCACGGCGAGAATTGCGGAGTTCTTTGAGATCATCATGCTGTTTTTGCGCAGTCGCCTGTTCAGATAC